TGCCATCGCGGCTGCTATGCGAAATGAGTACGAGCCGATCCGGAAGTACGGCGTCGTCCTCAATGATGTGGTGCTGAAGGCACGCGCCTTGGCGCTAGGCATCTACGACGGTACCGGCCAGTTGACGCAGCAACAGAAGATCGTGGCTGCTCACGCCGAACTGTACGATCAGCTGTCATTCGCCCAGGGAGACTTCGCGCGTACGTCGGGACAGTTGGCGAACCAGCAGCGCATCTTGAGTGCATCGTTCGAGAACCTGCAAGCGAACCTCGGCCGGGCTCTGCTGCCGATGTTCAAGACGCTGGTCGGCGGTGCCGAGAGTGCTGTCAGCGCATTCAACAACCTCGACCCCGCGATCCAGGACGCTGTAGGTCAGTTCGCCGGCTTCAGCACGATTGCTCTCGGTGTAGTCGGTGCTCTGTCAATGCTTGCCGGTGCTGTCGGCAAGATCAGATCGAACTTCACCAACGCAGCCGGTGGCCTCAACAAGTTCGGCATGGCAGCCAAGTTGTCGACCGCCGCCATTGCCGGTTTCGCCGGCGTGGAGATTGGCATTGGCGTCTTCAACGAGATCACGGATGCTGCCGGCACGGCTGAGCGGGCCCTGCAGTCGTTTGTCATCGCGTCGGAGAAGGGGCCCGAGGATATCGTACAGGCGTTCGCCAAGATGTCGGAAGCCGAAGATGATACGGGCCGGCTCTCGCATTTGTGGGAGGACTTCGGCGACGAACTCCACATCGTCGGTACTGAAGGCACGAACGATATTGAGGACGTCAACCGTGCCTTCGACAAACTGCTAAAGACGTCGCCCGAGCAGGCGCAAGCGCTTGTCGATGCAATGAAGGATATGCTTGCGCAGTTGGGGCCGACAGCGGAAGGCTTCGACGACACGACCAAGATGGTGGCTGATTATCAGCAGCGCATTGATCTAGCCACCGGCTCGCAGAAGGTTCTGACGGAAGCCACCGACCTGGGCGCTGAGCACGTCGAGGCCGAGGGCGAAGCCGTCAAGGAAGCAGAGAAGGCGTTCGACAGTTTGATCGATACGCTTGATGATCTGTCTGTTGCGCAGCAGGGCATGACCGAGCGGGCCACGGCATTCGGCGATGCTATGGAAGCGCAGCCGCTGGATGATTACGCCAAGTCGGCGCTGGGTATTCGCGAGGCACAGCTCGAGTGGGTCGAAGCCATGAAGGAAGGCAAGCCCGTCCTTGATGCGCAGAAGATCATCACGGGTCAGATCACTGCTGAGCAGATGACATCGACCGAGGCGTTGCTGAATCTCGGCGGCTCGTACCAGGACTACATTCAGACGCTCATCGATTCAGGCAAGAGCACGGATGAAGTCGTCGGTCATGTCAATGCACTCCGTGAGTCGTTCTATATGACGGGTCATGCTGCCGGTGCGACGGACGAGGAAATCCAGGGCTATCTGTACACGCTCGGTTTGACGCCTGAGCAAGTCGAGACGTACTTGAAGATCGCCGGTGATGCCGAAGCGAAGTTGAAGATTCAGCTGTACAACGATCTGCTTGACGACATTCCGCCGGACGTGAAGTCGGAGATTGCTGCGTACATCGCTGAAGGCGAATACGCTAAGGCGGCCGCTCGCATGGATGCTCTGGCGCGTGATCGACATGCCACCGTGTACGCTAGCGTTGACATCAACGAGGGGAACATCAAGGCGCAGGTGCAGAGCGCCATCGCTCTGGCTGGTGGAACGTACGCTGGACCTACCGTGCGCATGGCGCCAAGGGCAGCCGGTAATACGACCATCACCTACAACTTCCCGCCAGGCGTAAATCCGTCCACCATCGAAAAGACGACACGTCGTCATACTCGCCGCAACGGTGGCTACCGGAGTACCCGTTGAGCACGCTGGCACGGCCGCTGGATTACCGGCCACCGGTGGGTATCGACATTCATCCAGCCTGCGACAAGCAGGGCGTGCATATTGTTGTCGAGGGATACTTCCCCGACGTTGCTGATCCGAACATCGCCATATGGGATTCCGCCGAATGGGACGGCGTTACAACTGACGACGCCTGGGCGCAGGATTCGAACATCTTCTATGACGTGACTGGTGATTGCAGCGGCATTCAGATGAAGGCCGGCCGCACGGATCAGGACACGAACATGGAAGCAGCCGTGTTCACGTTTGAGTTGGCGAACATGCTCGGCGTCTACAGTCAGATCGACGAGTTCGGCCGGCTTCGGTCGTTCATGCCAGGCAGACGGGTGTTCTTCTACGTTGAGTACAATGACGTCATCTATCCTCGCTTCGTTGGTGTGGTCGACGTATGGGAGGAGAATCTCACGGGAGCAGACGGCTCAACGGCTACGGTCCGAGTCGAGTGCGTTGATTACTTCGTCCGCTTCAACACCGAACTCGATGCCACCGGTTGGTTCATGGGTTCACAAGGTCAGTACGTAGCTGAGCGTCTTTCGTTCATGCTGTCGCTGTTCTCTTTCCCGTACTCGTCTCACATGGCTCAGGGTGAAGTCAGACTTCGGGCGCTGTCCTCCGTCAACACCGTGCTCGAGGAGATGCATCACAACGCTCAGAGTGATGGCGGTGTGGTATTCATCGACACCGATGGCGCCTTTATGTACCTAGATCGTTACCGGTATCTTGGGCGGCAGGATCAGCCGGCCTCGTACATCTTCGGTGACATCTGCAGCCCTGAGGTGATCCCGCTGCATGATGGCGATCTGACTACGGACGATACGGAGATTGTCAACGCCATCTCGTTCGAGAACGTGGATGAGATTGTCGTGACCAGGCGGGATCAAGACAGCATCAACTTGCTCGGTGGCGTACATACCATGTCGATCAATGGCATGCTCTGGTCCAGCGCGTACGAAGCAGAGGCACTCGCCGAGTGGATCATCGCCAATCGCAAGGATGCGTACTTCCGGATCGAAGAGCTGACGCTGTGGCCCGATCGTGATCCACCAGTGTTGTACCCGATCTGTATGGACCTGCGTGTAGGCGACAAGATGCGAGTTATCCGTACGTTGCCAACCGGGTTTCGCCTTGACTTCGACCTGATCGTTGAAGGCTTTACCATCGATAAGCAACCGGACGGCCTCTGGCAGTTCCGGTACTCTCTCTCCCAGGCGATCAGTATCAACCCGTTCTCGAAGTGGGGCGATGCGCAAGGTGGCTGGGACATTAGCGACTGGACGTACTAAGGAGCATCATGCCGCTAACACCAAACGTGCTTCCCGGCCAGCCGGTCGCGTCAACCTGGGGCAACGAGATTCGGGACAAGTCGCTGCAGACGTTCGCCTCCAAGTCGAACCTCGATGCGGAGTGGCCGAACGCGCCTGACGGTTCCGAGGCGCTGACGCTGGACAACTACCGGCTCTGGATTCGACGCGGAGGACGGTGGCTCCCACCGCTGACGCTCCCGCTCGGCTTGTACTACGACGCTCACAACGATGCGGCTGTCGATCGTTCACTACCCGGCGTGCCTGGCATCGAGGACTGGGCCGGCACGTTTGCACCGAGCAACCTCTACACGAACCGAGTCGTGGAAGTCATCTTCTCGGCACGCTACGAGTTGAAGTCCGGTACGTCCACCGCCTTCGGCGCCGTCATCAACGTGCGAGGAACTGGCGCCGACATACCGCTGGTGTACCACGCCAACAATGCTACCTTCGCCGGCGGGCAGGAAGCCTGCGTGTTCGGCTGGCCGTTCGGTGGTGTGGGTACTGCTTACCGGTCGGCAACCATGGGTCTGTTTCGTACAGCGGGTACGCCCGGTCAGGAACTCGTCATCCAGTTCCAGCACGTCATGTTGGGTGCGCCGGCTGGTTCAGTCATCAACGTCTCCCAGCGTGAACTGCAGGTTGTTGACCTCGGACCGGCCTGATGGCCGAGAGCACCCAGGGCACGCTGCACTCGGTCGTCGATGGGACGGCCATGGATGCAACGCTTCAGCGCGTCCAGCGGCGTGTCGTCTTCGCCTATCCCAATGCACCGGCTCGGGCGCAAGACCTGCCGACGCCCTGGCTCGGCTGCATGTCCATCCTCACGGACAGTTGGACGTTATGGACATGGATCGGTCTGCCTACTGGTTGGTATCCATTGATCGCACGGCCGGGCGAGCAGCCTGGCCCGCCGGGTTCACCCGGACCGCCGGGGCCGCCTGGATTGGCCGGTCCGTCTGGCCCTGCTGGTCCTGCCGGACCCGTCGGCGAGCCTGGTCCGCCTGCGGTGGATACATTGACATGGCACACTGGCTTTGGCGCACCGGGCCAGGAGGAAGCAGCGTTGGCGTATCCTCAGGACACGTATCTTGACAAGGACAACGGAGACGTATGGCGACGCGTTGGCGAACTTCCTGCGCTGCCTGGTCACCGCTGGTGGAATGGTGTCGGCCTTCCGCCGGCGGATTACACGTTGTTGGGACCGGAAGCGCAGCCGGGTGACTTCTACATTGACGAGACAACCGCCAACGTCTACAGGTTGATGCCATGAGCGAGCTGTGGACTCTCGAAACGAACATCAGAGGGCCGCAGGGCGTGCAAGGTCCGATTGGTCCGACTGGCAGCACGGGTCCAGCCGGCTCTACTGGTGCGTCTGGTCCTCAAGGCGTGCCGGGTCCGACTGGTTCGACAGGACCACCGGGTACGGCTGGCGAGAAATGGTTCAGCGGCACGGGCATCCCCAACGATACCGTGCCGGCTGGTGCCGTTCAGAATGACTGGTATCTCGACAGCGCAACTGGTACGTACTACGAGAAGATTAGCGCCACCAGTTGGGCGTCGCGTGGGAACCTGAAAGGGCCGCAAGGCATTCAGGGTCCGCAGGGTCCATCCGGTCCGCAAGGCTTGCCGGGTTCATCAACCATCACGAGCCCGCTGGTCATTCCCGATGCTGTTGGCATCGACTTTCCAACGCTACGGTTCGCCAGCGGTGATGGTCAGAATGGTGTTGGGCCAAACCCGTACTCGTATGAGTTTAGCCTGTACAACGATCAGCTTCGTTTGTTCTCCAGTCGTGCCCTAACGGTTCCCGTTGCCACGTTTTACAAGCCGTCGGCAGGTGTATCTGAGTTTGGCCTTGAGGGCGCAGCGTGGGTGCTGCAGTCCAGCACCGTCGACAACTATCTTCGCTTCTTCTACGGTGCCGATCGCACGTCGGCCGAGTTGGCTATCGACAGCGTTGGAAACCTGCTGCCGAAGGGTAATGTCACCATTCCCGGAAACTTGACAGCGAACGGTGCCGTGACCTTCCCGTGGTATATGGAATGTCCCTACGTGCAGAACTCGACCAACGCGCTTTATTTACGATCGATCTACCAGATCGACATTCAGGGTCGAGGCGCAATCGGCTCGCCAGCGTGCAACATGCTGGTCGGGGCGGGCTGGGGTACTGGCAACCCAGGCGTTTACATTGCCACTCAGCCCACCGGGGGTGACTGGTCCCAACGTTCGCTCATCATTGGTCGTCACCCCGGCGCTGCGGGTCACTGCGGCATCGGCTTGGTCGATCATATCCTCGGCTATACGATGGGTCTACAACTGTCGAGCGACGGCAACTACTATCTCGGCATTCTCAACGGTGGCAACACCGGCTACATCAAAGCGCTGGCCTCAGCGTTCCAGGTTGTCAGCGGTCGACGGTTCAAGGATGAGATCACACCGTTGGCTCCAACTGCTCTAGCCACCGTTGCGGCGGTTCAGCCTGTGGAGTATCATGATCTGCAACCCGAACTGGCGGCAAAGGCCATTCCCGCAATGGGTAAGGACGGGAAGCCAGATCGTAAAGGACGGATGCTGCAGCCTGAACGTCCTGAACCGCTGTACCGTTATGGCTTCGTGGCTGAGGACGTGCAAGCGGTGGCTCCCCGGCTCACGATGGGCAACGAGGAAACGCTGGGCCTCGACCTCAGCGGCCTGATCGCGGTACTCTGGCAAGCAGTAAAGGAACTCAACAACCGGGTCATTGAACTCGAAGGAGCATCATGAGTGCATCATCCATCGCCCAAGCCGCAACTGACCCAGCGCTACGTGCTCGAGTTCTGGCGATGGCGCACAAGGAGTTGCTGTTCGACGAGTTGAAGGCGGACAGCACTTACGGTAAGACGCTCGCCGCCGGTCAGATTGGCGTTGAGCCGCTGATGTACCCGGTGGCTGTCGATACCGAGGCTGCGTACGAAGCAGCGCTGCAAGCCGGTCGTGGTGCTCCTGGTCACGATGCTGACATCATCACTGACGGTGCTCTCACCGCCGCTATCGGTGCTCACTGGCCGTACGATCCCGAGCCGGAGACTGAGCCGGAGGCGTAATGCCGACCTGGGACTTGAGCACGAACATACGTGGACCCGAGGGCATCCAGGGTCCGCAGGGCGAGATTGGTCCCGTTGGGCCGACTGGTTCCACCGGTGCGCAAGGACCGCAGGGGCCGCCGGGTACGATTCAAGCGTTCACGTCACCGGTCATCATCAATGATCCGGTTGGCAACTCGTATCCACAGGTTCAGTTTGCAGCCGGGGATGGTACGCAAGGTGTGCCTTCATCGGAAGCGTTCAGCCTCGACCTATATGATAACGCTTTGCGCGTAGTGAATGCGGGACGTGGTGAGATGGTCGCGCAGTTCTGGAGCAATGCTAACGGGAAGGTTGTCGACATCGGCGGCTGGAGCATCCGTGCTGAACCCAGCGCACTTCGCATCCTCGGCAGCAATACTTATTTCGACACGGCTGGTAATATCGTAGGAACAGCCGGCGTTTATGGTGCAGCCGTTTACGCTAACAGCCTCGTGCAGACACCGGTTGTACAGAGCACCGGTAACATCATTGTACGCTCAACTGGGCAATCGTATATGCAGGCGTTCGGTGCTATCGGTTCGCCTCAGGCGCAGTTACTTATGGGCGCGCAGTGGGGTACGGCTGGCCAGGGCGTGTCGAATATTGTTGGTATGCCGGTTGGCAACCGGTACAACGAGCGGCCGCTCACTATTGGCAGAGTCGGTGGCGGCGGCCAATGTGCTCTCGGGTTTGCCGATCACATCACCGGCTGGACGGCATCATTGCAGTTATTCTCCGACGGCAACATCTACCTCGGCGCGTTGAATGGAGACAACAGCGGATACGTCAAGTTGCTCGCCTCGGCATTCCAGGTCATCTCAGCGCAGCAGTACAAAGATGAGATCGCACCGCTCGAGGCTGCTACAGCGGTGGATGCCCTCGACATGATCCAGCCGGTCGAATACCACGACCTGCAGCCGGAGTTGGCTGCCGCCGTCGAGGTAACCCACATCGACATCGAGGACAATCCGTATATCGTTCGCATGGATATGCCGCCGCCGCTCTACCGGTATGGCTTCGTAGCCGAGGACGTGCAAGCGGCTGCACCACGTCTGACGTTAGGCGAGGGCAGTTCTCTCGGGCTAGACCTCAGCGGCATGGTCGCGGTACTATGGCAAGCGGTCAAGGACATGCGAGCTGAGATCGCAGAACTGAGGGCAACGTGAGTGACTTTGGCGACATCACTCCGGATGACGTGGTGGACTCTGCGCCACCCGATCCGGAAGCATTGGCTCGGCTGTTCGCTCGTGAACGTCGCCGCATAGCCGACGATGATTACTACCCTGACTTCGATGAGATGCACGATTACGAGAAGGCACTCCACGTCTTCGTCTTCGCCGCCATCATCGACAAGATCGCACGTGAGTGGCGGCCGTCTTGAGTTCGACGGATGACGTAACTAAGCGTATCGTTGCAGCTATCCTCGGACTGCTTGGCATCATCATCCTTGTCGACGTGCTCGTTCTCGCCATTACGCTGGAGCACGTCAACTTCAATGGTTTCCGACAAGTCCTGATTGTTGTCATCGGCGCCCTGCTCCTGATCGGTGGCGTGATCACGTTCTCCTGGCCGCAGCATGGCGATGTTCGATCGACGCGCTCGGAAGAAGCGTAAGTTCCGTAAGAAGTACGAGCATCGTGTTGGCCTCGACCCCAAAGTGAAGAAACGTAAGAAGCGGAGGAAGCATGGGAAGCATCTGGCTTGACGGTAGAACGCCAGGCTACCCGAATCTGTTAGACGTCCTAGGTGAAGTCATGTCGTGTTCGGGCTACCCCGGTTGGGAGCACAACAGCCGTAGCAGCGGTGGCTTCGAAGCGCTGCTGGGTATCGTGGACCACCACACTGCCAGCCAGACGTCCCCGCAGAATGACCTGAACTACATGGTCAACGGGCCAGACAATCCGATCAGCAACGGTCTGCTGGATCGGACTGGCCACTTTACGGCGATCGCCGCAGGCGCCTCGAACCATGCTGGCAAGGGCGGCGGCTCGGCCGAAGGCGGTGGAACCACCTGGCACTGCTCGAAGGGCACGGTGCCGGCTGACAGCGGGAACAGCCGTTGCTTCGGCATTGAGGCGGCGAACAACGGCGTCGGTGAGTCATGGCCGCAGGCTCAGCAGGACGCGTACATCAGGATGAACCAGGCGCTCTGCAGTGCTTACGGCCTGGTAGTCGTCAGCGACATTCGCAGCCATGCTGAGTGGAGTCCTCCACGTAAGATCGATCCTCGAGGCCCGTCACGGTGGTCAACCAACAACGACAAGCCGTGGGACATGAACAAGTTCCGCACCGAGGTAGCCGGCTCTTCGCCGCTGCCTCCCCCGACATCAGGAGATGACATGCTTTACCGGATCGCCGTTAAGGGCGCCAACGCCAAGTTCGTCGGCATGATCGATGCCAACGGCCTGGGACACACGGTGTCCTGGGTTCGCAGTGAGGCGGAGTACAAGCAGTACGAGACGCTGAAGGCTCCGCTGCGCACGCTCAACGTCGAGGACTTGGCCGGTCTGATCCTCCTCGGCCCGCTGCCTCAGGGCGACGGTCTGCGCTCATGGACGGGAGCAGAGTTCGATGCCGTTGTTGCGTAGCGCGTTCTATGCCACCGTCATCACGGGTGCGGCTGCCCTCGTGCTGATGGCGCCTACCGGCCAGGAGCCAGACGTCGTTGTGGTGGCTTCGGGCGACTACGATCATCCGACCACGACTCACGGCTACCCCACGACGACCCATGGGACGTATCCCACGACGACCCATGCTGAGACGACGACCACGCCGGCTCCACCTCCGCCCACGCTTACCACGCTGCCGGCTACCACGACAACGGTGATGGCTCCGCCGACTAGCGTCGAGCAGAAGGTGACGATCTGCCACCTGCCGCCTGGCAACCCGGCGAACTTCCAGATCATTGAAATCGGCTTCCCAGCGCTGGCTGCTCACCTGGCGCACGGCGACATCTATCCGGTACCGGCAGGTGGTATATGCTTCGTGGCCCCGACAACGTCGAGCATTCCGACGAGCCAGTTCTCGATCCCGCCGGGTACTACGACGACGCTACCGCCAGGCGTAACCACGACAGCATCGCCTTCGAGTTCTACCACGACATCGACGGTACCGTCATCAACATCTTCTACCGTGGGCGCGTCCACCACTACGCCATTGACCACGCAACCGATAGGACCAACGCCTGGGCCTGGCGCACCGTTCACCTTCGGCGCGGCCGCAACCGTCTGTGATGCCGAAGTGCCCACCATCCGTATCGAGTTCCAGAACACGTTCCCCGAACTGGCTGGGCGTACGGGTGTCCTCACGATGGCAGACGTCAACGGCAATGTGGTGAGCACGCAAGAACTCGTGTACCAGCCGGGTGTTACGGTTGATCTGCTCTACCCCGGTACAGCTGTGAACCCGGATGGGACCATCGCCGATGTGCCTGGGTGGAACCTGAACGCAGCCGGATTCTGGGTGCGTGATCCCAGTGACGAGTTCCTGCGTGAAGGCATCAACCTGACCTACACCGTGAACCCGACGGCGACAGCCTTCGTCACGTATCCACCGGAGACGGCAGCCTGCGCCAACCCCAACGGACCGTTCGGGCCCGGCAATGCGCTTGATACGCTGAACAGTCCTCGAGACACGCTTCCGCCCGCCGGTGGACCTTGGGTGCCGATCCTCATCGGCGTCGGCCTCGGTGCCATCGGTGTTGGCTTCGGCATCAAGAGGCGGACGGCGTGAGGCGTCTGTGGCTTGTCCCCTTGGCGGTACTGCTTTCTGCCTGCACTCCGCTACTGCACATTGATCGGCTTGGCATCCATCGGTCGATCGTGAGCGGGGGACAAGCCACAGTCGATAACGGCAATGTCACGTACATGTTCGGGAACCTACTGGCTGGCCATCGCACGACTCATGGCAGCGTGTTTCGAAACCTACCCGCTATGTACGTTGGGGAGACGTTCTTCACGACGGGGTTCCAGGGCCGGCCGCTCATCAAGTGGGTCGTTGTGAAGAAGGTCATCACCGCATCGAACAGCGCTGCTCAACTGGCCGGCTGGCCGTTGGTCCTGCAGACATCGATGCCAGGTGGTCGGCTGCTTGTGTTCTGTCAGCAGGCGTGAGGACGTACAAGTACGTCCGATCCTGCGTGTGCTTTCACACACGCTAGAGCCTGAATACAGACGTGGTAGACTAGCCATTCCGAAAGCATTGGGAGGCACGGAATGGTTAACGCTCACACGAAGGGTAACGCGGCGGAGAACCGCTTCTCGACATGGCTGAAGGTTCACGGCCATGAGAACGAGCGGCTCCGCCTAGCCGGCGTCAACGACCGGGGCGACATTTGGGTGCCGCATCTCGGCGAGCGTCTCCAGGTCAAGAATCAGGCGAACATGCTTACCGCGATCAGCCAGGCGACACTGTTCTGCGCGCAGCGGCATCTGGTGGAAGGCGATCAGAAGTGGCTGGGCATCATCGCCCGGCCCGGTATGCCACCTGGGCGCTGGTACGTGGTTGAGGAAGCGTACGAGCACTATGGTGTGATGCGCGAGGACATCGAGGCGACCATGCGTCGTCCGATCCCGTGAGGCCGACGTGGGACTTGTGGGCGATCCGCCTCGCCCACGCGGTGGCTACTCGCTCTGAGGACCCCTACGTCAAGGTCGGCGCTGTGGCTCTACGGCCCGATTACTCGGTGGCTGGGGTTGGATACAACGGAGCTCCTACCGGCGTGGCTTTGCCGTGGGAGGATCGCGAGAAGCGTCGACCGTTTGTCATCCATGCGGAAATCAATGCTCTCCGCTACACGACCAAGCACGAGATGAAGGACGGCTTCTTCGCCTGCACGCACATCTCCTGCCCGGCTTGTGTCATCGTCCTGGCGTCGTACGGGATCAAGACGATCTGGTACGACATGCTGCTGAGTGATTTCTACGATGTCCCGACCATCCTCGCCGTCGCAGAGAAGGCGAACATCACCATGCTAAGGATTGACACCAATGACTGACAGACTCGATGAGATGCTGCAACGGCAGTTGAAGTTGCAGATTGACTCCTTCAGCATCGATCCGCGTTCCCTTGACGGCGATGCGCGTAAGGATTACATCCGTTGGAACATGACCGCTCTGGTCTGCGAACTGGCGGAGGCATTGCAGGAGCAGCCGTGGAAGCCGTGGTCGACCAAGACCGAGCGTGATGACATCGCGTTCCTCGGCGAGATGATCGACGCTATGCACTTCTGGCTGAACCTCGTGCTCACCTGCACCGACGATGCCGAACTCATCCATGCCATGTACAACGGTAAGGCTGACGTCAATGCTAAGCGTCAGCGGGATGGGTACGATGAGTCGAACAAGGATGCATACGGCCGGGCGCTTGACGAGCCGTACCGGCAGGGAGGGCATGACTGTTGATGGAGCCATGCGTGGGAGCGTTCGACGGACGACGTATCGAAGAACCTTGTGATGATTGTGGACATGCCTTGTGTCTGCATACGCGTGATAAGCGCTGCGGCTTGTGCGACGGACTCGCCAAGATTCGTGCAGAGTTGGGACTGGTTGACGATCCTTGGGCGGGTGATGGTCCGTGATCGTCATCCTCGAGGGCACCGATGGTGTCGGCAAGACCACCGCTGCTCAGCAGCTCGCATCAAGGGGCGATCACGTAGCCTTACTGCATCCGGGTCCACCTGTTACCGATGATCCGTATCGAGAGTATCTGCATCCACTTGTCTGGCTGTGCGATCTTGGATACGACGTTGTCTGTGACCGGTGGCACATTGGCGAACTGGTCTGGCCGGTCGTGTTCAAGCGACCACCGATCATGAACCTGGCTCAGATGCATGAGATCGAGGATGCGCTCATGATGCTGAAGACATCGATCCTGCTCGTCCATGTGGTGGCGGACGTGGGCTGGCTCGAAACCATCAGCAAGTACCGACATGACGAGGAGAACCTGACGCAGACCGTCCAGGCGATGGCGGCTTTTACCAACGTGATCAATCAGAGCACGTTGCATCATATCACCTGTACCCGAAACACCGTTATCGAGGAGGTAACGCAATGGAGATTGCCGCAGTCAGTCCCGCTGAAGCCGTAGGGCTGGCAGCCAAACTCACGAGGTCGATGGGGAACAAGGTCGCTCCGCGCGGTCTGACCTGCTTCGAGATTCCCGTGGTCACGCTAACCGTCGAGCGGCCTTGGCTCATGCCGATGAACCTGCCTGAACGGCAGTTACGCGAGTTCATCTCAGCGGCAGAAATCATCGGGCTGCTGGGACAGACAGCGCTGGACGCAGTCATCATGAAGAAGTGTGCCAGCCTGTACTCGTTCACTGACCGGGGTGTGATGTTCGGCGCCTACGGCACGAGGGTCAGAGGCCAATGGTCAATGGTGATCGACGAACTGCGCAAGGATCACGACAGCCGGCGAGCAGTCATGACCATCTACGATGGGCGGCAAGACCTGGGACGTGACGTCAAGGACATTCCCTGCACGCTCTCGTTCCAGTTCCTCATCAGGAACGACAGGCTGAGCATGATCACGACCATGCGCTCGAACGATGTGTACCGGGGTCTGCCTTACGATCTCATGCAGTTCGGCGCCCTGCAGTGTGCCACCGCTCAGGTGCTCGGTCTGCAGCCTGGTCCGTACTACCACCGGGTAGGTTCGTTCCACCTGTATGAGACGGACATTCCAGCCGTCAACCGTATGCCACCGGTTAAGCAGATGGGCGAGTACGTCCAGCTGTTCTCCTTCGACGACGAAGAGTACATCACGATCTTCTGCCAGCAGGCGCAGCACCCGGAGCCGACGCTGGTGGCCACACCGTTCGAGATGTTTCTGCTAACCGCAATCAGGGAGGGCTAATGCTTCACGGTCCAGCTCACGCCGAGAACTTCCGCCAGCAGGTCGGGCGTTACGGTGATCGCTTCTATGTGGACAACCTGCCTGAAGACGACATCGCCGAGCCTGAGTCCAACCCGCTGCCTTCCGTCAGCGTGATCAAGCAGGCGTTCCCGAAGTTCCTCAACAACTGGGTCGCATCCACGGTGGCTGAGTACGCCTACGACACTCGTGAGAACTGGCGTGACCTGCAGAAGGACGAAGCCATCACGCTGCTATCGGGCGCTCATATTCGTCAGCGTGACCGGGCGGCTCAGCGTGGTACGGACGTCCACCAGATCGTCGAGTCACTCTGCCAGCGGCGGCCAATCGATGTGACCCTCATAGCGGACAACGTACGGCCGTACTTCCCGCATCTGAACAACTTCGTACTCGATATGAAGTTGGAACCCGAGATCGTTGAGGGCGTCGTCTTCAACCACGCGCTCGGCTACGGTGGCACCTTCGACTTCATCGGGCAGACTGTCATGGGGCGTGGGCTCCTCGACTTCAAGACGCGGGCCAAGGCGAACTCGTATGATGAGGAAGCCGCGCAGGCGGCGGCATATGCTCTCGCCGAGTATGTCATCGTCGAGGGTGACAACAAACCGATCAGACAGTGGATGCCACAACTTGACTTCGTAGCCATCTGCGTCATCACCCCGGACGGGTATCGGGTCCATCAGGTGAACCTAGCACGAGCCGGTGAACTGTGGACGACACTCGTGCACTTCTGGAAGGCGAAGAACGAGGGCAACTTCTACAAGGGCGTGATGCCAATCCAGTCGGCTCGCGTCTCGTCCGAGGTGCTCATCGATTCTCTGCGCAAGCGGATCAACAGCATGCAGCCGGAGGCGAAGAAAGCACTGGCCGCGACCTGGCCGCAGACGCTTCCTACGTTGAAGCAGGAGCCGTCACCGGCCGATCTGATCACCATCGAAGGACTCATCGAGCGGATTGAGACTCGGTATGAAGAGCCCTTTCCCGAGCGGCCAAACGCACTGCCGGACGAGGGAGCCACGCTCGACCAGCAGACGTACGAGGCCATCGTCAACCGGTTCAACCAACTCGATGATGGCTTGAAGCAGGCCGTGTCCTACTACTACGACAAGGCCACGCCGTCGGTGCGGATGGGTCGGGTGTGGAATCGGACTGTTCGGCGGTTCGAGATTCTTCGGGCGCTGATCGTCCTGGCTGCTCATTGTGATGGCTACACGGACACGATGGCTGAGCAGTGCCCGGACCTGAGCCGGCTGGGAGCCTGGACGCAGGAGGAAGCGAGCAGGATCGCCAACCACTACACGTTCGACAATCCACCGAAGCCGCTTCACGTGGTTGAGGAGGATTTGTCATCTTGACGCCATTGGCACAGACGGAGTCGTCTGTAGTAGAATGAATGCGGAGCCGCTCAGGGCGATGTGCAGCATACACAAACCCTGGGCGGCTTCGCTGGCAACAAGCATACAAGCATGAAAGGATACAAGCATGACTGATGTCAACGAGTTCCTCGCCGGTTCCGGCGTGCCGTCTTTCAAGTTCGAGAAGATCGGAGACAGCGTCGACGGCATCGTGACGAGGGCTGAGGTTCGTCAGCAGACGGACTTCGAGACGGGCCAGTTGGTCACGTGGGATGACGGCACCCCGAAGATGCAACTGATCGTGGACCTGCAGACCACGCTGTTCGATGAGAACATCAGCGGCGATGATGGCCTGCGTCGTATCTACCTACGGAACAATGCCCTGACCGCTGTCCGCCAGGCCGTGAAGGCTGCCGGTGGCCGGCTGGAGACGGGTGGCGCGCTGAGCGTCAAGTACGTCAAGGATGGCGAACCGCCCAAGAAGGGCTTCCACGGACCGAAGTTGTTCGAGGCCGAATACAAGGCCGGAGCAACGGGAGTGGACGTGGACGCTCTGGCATAGTACCCTCGGAGCGTTACCTCCTAGGCGAAGCCCCGGTCTACCGTCATGGGCCGGGGCTTCACCGTTTCCGAGTGGGCTTCCAGCCGTGATGAACGGCATTCCGAACGCGAGCAGACGCCTGCGCCTTCTTCTTCGACGAGGACTTGCCCACCGTCTTGCCAGTCCGCTTGTTGACAATGGCGTACTTGCTTCCGCGCTTTCGAGCGGTGTACGGCATCAGAGCAGCATGAAGCCGAAGGCAATGCAGGCCACCGCGACGGATAGCAGAGCCGCACCGAGGTGAGCCATGGCCGGCCGTGCCAGGTAGGCCACCGCTGCGACCACGCCCAGGATCGTGGAGACGAGGAAGAACACGTCCGCCGCGTCGGTATTGCCATTGGCGATGTCTGCAAACATGAATGCTCCTTAGGACGATTGCTGCCTTCAGAGTAGCACGCCTTCGAAGCCTTGGGTACCCGCTCCAGCCGTTGCACCAAGAGACCGGACCATCTTCCCTAGGGGAGAGCGACTGGGTACCCGAAGGTGAAGGTACCCGGGCCCAATCGCTCTCCCTTGGAAACTCATTGGAAGCGTTCTAATGCTTCCTTCGATAGCGGCTTGGCGTTGGTCCAAACGTTACGGCGGAGCTCTCGCCAGCCCGGAGTGGTCGCAGGATCGATGTGATCGTCCCACGTCGGACGCCGGTGCATATCAGCCACGCCGATGTTCGTGAATGTCCGGTGGCACCCTACGCAGTGCTGGGCTTCGTTCCCTGTCCACGTAAGATGGCACTCGATACAATGGATCGGGTCACTGGTCTTGGCGCGTCCGAACTCGAACAACACCTTGCACTCATTGCATTCCAGGGACATTCTCGGCCAGATGCATTGTAATGACTTCTTCGATCTCATCCTTGCCGGCGAACTTACCGGACTGCCTCTCGATGCCGACCGAGAGTTCTACCGTGATCATGCAGTCGCCGATGACTTCGACATCGGTGACTTCGTACTCCGAGTCACTGTCGGCTCCAAGACCAGACAGATCAACGTCATCGAGCGAGTTGACGAGTATCTCGTTCAGGTCGATGGTAAGGGGTATGGTGATATTCATGTGAACATTCTAGCAGACGGTGTGAACACGCAGTTCCTTCCCTTGGGAACGTCTGTGGTAGAATATACGTAGGAGGTAAAGACCATTGACGAGAAGAATCGATCCCGCTGAGAAGTACGCCGAATGTGGTGTGTTCGGGCACGCCTGGGATGATGAGGGTGCGCCCTCATCGTGGAAACCTGAGTTCGGCTGGGGCCTGGTAGCCGTCTGCATGCGGTGCACGACAGAGCGCCGTGATGTGATCGGGAGCCTGGGTCAAGTCATCCAGCGGTCGTACTGGCATCCAGACGACTACTCCTACCACGGTGGTCAGAGGCCATCGCGAGCAGACTTCCGGTTGGCATTGAAGGCCAAGCGGGAGCGGCAGGCTCGAGCACGGAAGAAGGCCACCAACGTGGTGGCTATCCGCAAGGTGAGCAACGGTGAGTAGGGACTGGGATCGCCGCCTCGAGCGGCTGTGGCAGAATGGCTGCGTCATCGGCGAGGAACCGCAAGTGTATCTTCGCCTCCTTCGGCCGCAGAATGAAGAGCCGCCGTACGACTGGGCGCTGGAGGACGATGGCTGATACCACAAAGCGCAGACGAGTCTGCAAGATGCCAGACTGTGATGCGTGGGCGGTACAGTTAGGACTGTGCCGCCTGCATTACTACCAGTGGCCGTTCTGGTGCTACCTCAACGGCGTCGAGATAGAAGAACGCAGGGTGCGTCCTCTTGACGGCTACGTGGAAGCACGCGTGGACGGCATTTGGGCATTGTATCATCGCCTGGTGTTCACACGAGAACTCGGCAGAATGCTCGAGACGTCGGAGATTGTCGCCTTCATCGATGGTGACCCAGCCAACGTCTCGAGAAGCAACATGGTGCTCACCGACCGGTTGGGCGCCTGGCACATCAAACACGAAAGGGAGAAAGCGTGAATGAGTTCATTACGGGCTTCGCCCTGCTCGTCGCAGAAGATGCGCGACGAATCAAGGAGGAAGCCTACGCCGAGGATGATGACTTCGAGCCAGCGTTATTCATGGGTTGGCCAGGCGAAGAGCCACCGACTCACGTCAACCTGAAGGCCATCGTTGATCATCCGACCGATGCCATCTGGGTTCTTGCTACCGGTATGGCGGCCCTCGACCACGAGCGGCCGATCTGGGCGATCAGCGTGGCTGACTCGTTCCTGGCAGAGGAAGTGCTGCCCGAAGAGGTTGTCGAGAAGTTGAGCCATCGAGGGTCACTGGCCGAAGCGCGAGCAGCTGGTGATCCGAGGGTTCAGGAGTCCATCGTCTTGGTCATCTGTACGCTGGACGAGATGGCCATCATCAACATGATCTACAGGGCTGATCCGCAGGGCATCACTTGGCGAGATGGCCCGGTGGACATGTTCGTCACAGAGGTTGAAAAGCCGGAGGGCGACATGTACGAGGCTCTTCGAGCCTTGCTTGATACGTCTCATTGGCACAAGTTCGAGGTGCCTGAACATGACGGTTGACGAGAAGGTTCGTGAGATGGTGCGGCTCATCCTGGCCAAGCGCCATCACGTCAAGCCGGAGGACATCAAGAACCTCGAGTTCATGATGTTCGAAGTCCAGCCGGACAGCAACCTCGGTGGCCGTGCCAGGATCAACGTCGAATACGATGTGGCCGGGTCGTTCGAGTATACATTCGGACTGCACCCGACGAGCAAGTGAGCGAATGGGAGTCCGTCGAAGGCAAGACGGACCTCGACATGGTTTACGCCGCAGCCGAAAGGCGCCTGGTATTCCTGCGAGATGGTAGGGTAGGCCGGTTAGCGTTCTGGTCTATCCCGCCGTCCGCCGGAGGAAAGGGGAAGCGGCGTTACAGAGGTCGCCAGGCACAAGTCCTGCGCGACGGCATCGTCGTATACGTTCACCAGCGTGAGATTGTTGGGATCGAATACGACCCACACGAAATGGAGATAACGGAATGATACGAAAGTTACTAGCCGGCGCCGCGGTAACCACCGCTGTCGTCGGTGGAGCAGCGACCACGGCATCAGCCACCGAGTACCGGCCCGAGGACGGCGACTTCACGCTGGTTCAAGGTGAGTCGGGCTATCGGGTCCAGCAGATGCAGACGCTCATCGAGTGGAAGGGCTGCGAAGTCGGTCCTCTCGATGGGAAGTTCGGGCCCATGACGGCGGCCGGCCTCAAGTGCGCAGAGGCTCGAGCCGACGTGTTCAGGGATGCCGTCTTCGATCCCTGGACGTTCCTTGCCGTAGAAGCGCTGAACAACCAGGCCATTCCGGTGCGACGACCGGTGGCTCCAACGAAGCGGACCACGCCGCGAGGGACCACCCAGTCGGCACCCCGAGGTACGGGGAGTGTGTCGGTGGGCAGTGGGCCTCGAGCCGTTCTGGCGGCAGGCCGGTGTGACTGGCTTGCACCGCACCTGGCGGCAGCCGGGCTACCGGTGAGCACGTTCATGGCGATCAGCGCCAGGGAGTCAGGTTGTGCGCCTGGTGGTGTCCACGTCAATGACAGGGACGATCTGTCCACCAGCCGGTTCGGCCTCAACTTCAAGGGCAACATGCCGGCCTACTGGCGACAGCTGTGTGGGGTCAGCGACTACCGGGCACCGGGTGCATCGGTAAGCGTGGACGTCGCCTGCACGGCTGCGGCATACCGTCGTTCGGGCCTCGGCCCCTGGGCGGTGCGATAACAAGTGGTGTCGGGGCGGGGGTTGCTGAAACCTCCGCCCTACACCGCCTGTGGTAGAATGGCGGAGGAAGGAGAGACATGAGACGCAGACGGGCGGTAACGAGAGTGGTAGATCGTACTAGAGCGATCCTGGAGTCGTGGGAGTTGCCTGACGGCTGGCAGACGATGCCGGTGAGGGACTTGCATGATCTGTGTGATGCCAACGTGGCCTTTGACGAGGCTGCTCGCTATTACGTTGGCGGCATGGACTGGATCGAGTACATCGGGTTTCTGAATCGAGTGCAGGGGGTGTACGATGAGCGCTACGCCGATGGTACCTAAGTGGTCGGTCCTCGTGTGCTCTGAGTGTGGTCGTACCCTGAACTTCGCTGCTGCGAAGAAGGACAAGGAACGCCCTATGCACCGCTGCCTACGGTTTGAGATTCGGGAGTTCGACGTTGAAGTCCCGGTGAGGTCGCGCCCGTTGAAGTAGCCGACCCCGGCCCTGGTCACCACGCCGTAGGGCGAGTGCGGGTGGGACGTCCCTCCACGTCTGATCAGGGCCGGGTCGGGTGCCTCAACGGGAGACACCACGTTATGGAGGTAACGTTGGAAACGCAATCCATCGAGGTGCTCTCGCCCGCACCTCCGCCAAAGTACGAGTCGGACTGGCGAACCGACCTGACGCATACTGAGTACCTCGAAGCCTTGGATGCTCGTGAGAGGTATGTGACGGACATGGCGGTGGTCATCCAGTTGATGGCTCGAGCCAACGAGCGGGGCACCGGCAGCGAGAGTGATTGGTGCGAGATGCTTTCGCACTATTGCCATGTGAACTTCAGGTTCAACGGCTTTCAGTATTGGCTACAGGCGCCAGGCGGGTACTACACGGCGCAGACCTTCGACGAAGCCATGCACAAGTGGCGCGATGACCAGCAGAGCGTGTGGCCCGAGTGTGGTGAGGACACGAAGGCGCTGATTGAACTCGACTGGTCAGACGCCTTCGCCATTCCGATGTGGGACTGGAGCCGCAGCGAGTGCTACGCGGCTGAGGACGTCCGGAAGCGCCATATCTACGACACCCAGCGGGCGAGTGAGTTGATCGCCTGGGTCTGCGAGCGGTATGAATGGTGCAGCGAGGCCGACCAGATCGTGGAGGATATGGCGCGAGGCATGACCTTTCCGTTGCAGTCTCGGCGGGAGATGAAGCGCGTGTTCAAGCGGGCGAAGGTCACGTTCGACATCCTGGTCGGGGACGATGACACCGGGCGCTTCTTCCCCGACGAGTGGCGGGGTCCGACGGAAGGGCTCGACCATCTCGCTGACGAGAGCACGGAGATTCTCGACTGCGATGTCGTGTGGGTGCCCATCGAGTCATGAACTGGACGGTGTTCTTCGCCTGCGTAGCATGGATCATCGTCATCTGGCTCGTCGTCTGGTGGGCCGGTAAACGAACAGAATAACGTAAGAGAGCCACCGGTGGCGACAAACGCCGGTGGCTCTCTCGTACTTGCAGGGAGGCAAGCGTGAACAATCCTAGCCGATTGAGCCTCGCAGCCCAGTCGTACGCTCAACGAGGGTGGTACGTGTTCCCGTGCAGGGCAGGGCGCAAGGAGCCCGCCACGCGTTCGGGCGTCTATGCTGCCACCGTTGACGTACCTACGATTAGGCGATGGTGGGGCCAGACCCCGGACTTCAACATCGGGATATGGACCGGGCAAAGCGATCTGGTCGTTATCGACCTAGACCTCGGCGGTCTGATTTTGAACCGTGATCGGACAACCGCTGAGAAGCCTGGCCTTAACTCGTGGCAAGAGATGCTCGACATGTTCAACGACGGTGCCTGGATCGATACTTACACCGTGGTGACAGCCGGCAACGGCCTGCACCTGTACTTCGTGCAGCCCGAGGGCGTGGAGATTGGCCCTTCGACGAGCATGCTGGGCGTGAACATAGACGTGAGAGCCGGTGGCTCGTATGTCATCGCGCCACCCAGCGTAGCGGAGGGGCCACCGTACATGGACATGGATCGGCCACGCTGGGAGCGTTCACCATATGAGGTAGCAGACGATCGCGAGCCGGCTATCATGCCCTCGTGGCTAGTCCAGTTGTTCGTAAGGCCCCCGACGGATGTAATGAGACTGCTTGACGCTCTCGAGCGTGATCGCAAGACATGGACTCGAGGTGCTGGCGGCCGGCGTGAAATCATTGACCACATGGTTCGGCAGATGGAGCAGGCGCACCAAGGCGAGCGCAATGCTACGCTGAACCGGGTGGCATACTGGCTTTTCAACGTGCTCGAGGGTGACGATCATGGCACGTCGTATGCTGAGCATGAACTTAGACGTGCCGGGCTCAGCGTCGGACTGTCGGAGCGTGAGGTGGACAAGACGATCCGCAGCGCTCTCCGTGGTCGGCTGTAGGTGCTAGGCTGATCCTCCCGCCGGCTGGCTGCTCGCGGGAGAATGGGGGTCAGCGTGGAGTTAGACGATCATGTTACCCAGCTGCGTAATGAACTGCGTAAGCGGCGCGGCTTTCTGCCGGATGAGATGTTGGACGCTCTTAGCGCAATACTCATGCGGCCCTGGATGGAGTTCGATTGGCAATCTGAACACGTTCACTTTGGAGGTAACGTGGTGATCAACGAACCAACGATTTCAGACGGTCTGTTCTATCCCGGTTCGGTCAATATGCTGCACGGTCAAGACGGGACCGGTAAGAGCCTGATTGCATTACATGCAGCGTGGCTCGAGGTGTACAAGAAGAAGCACGTATTCTGGATCAACTACGAGGATACGGATGCAACGGAAATCATCCGTCGGTTCCAGGCGCAGGTGGCGAGGTTCGATGCGGACCTGCTTAACCAGTACATGCACGTCTGGTCGCCCGGCTGGCATCCAATGTCTGCCGGTATGCCGTTTATCTCTCGGCATATTGAAAGCATGAATCCGTCCTTGATCGTGCTGGATTCCCTTGGTGAAGCCGTCGCGCTAGATGGCATCGACGAGAATCGAGATGGTGAGGTAGCCGCCTGGTTGCGGAATGTCGCGCGGCAGATGGCTGACGCCGGCCCGGCTGTATGCTTGATCGACCATGCGACGAAGGCGAATGATAACCCGCTGTTCTCATCGGGGTCGAAGCGGAAGCGCGCGGTGGCCACCGGTGTTGTCTGGTCGATCGGGCATGAAGACGACCAGCCTTTCTCGCAGGGGCGATCAGGCTTTGTGACGATGACGGTGGCGAAAGACCGGCGTGGCCACTATCGTCGAGGCGATACGCCATTTAGGTTCATTGTGACGGCTGAACCCTCGATAGACATCATGGCGCGAGCCGATAAGTTCGAGGTGATGTTACAACACCTCGTGCCGGGTGAGGCGTATGCCGAACGACGCCGGCAGCATGAAACCACCGTTGAGGAGGCATTTCAGCGAGTGCTGCGTGATGACCCGGGTGCGAATCAAACCACCGTACTGGCAGCCGTACGTCTTCAGGGCGTGACACCAAAGATGAGTCGCGAGCAATGGTTGATCCACCTGCGCGATCTGCTTGCACGAGGACTCATCCGGGTCGTCAAGGAAGGTCGAACCACCGCGTACTACTGGCGCGAAGACGAACTACCTTGAAATCCTGGTACATTCCGCACTCGCTCAACCTTACGGGGGCGCATGCGTCTAGGGGATGAATCCTAGGGGCCGTGAGGCCTCGGATTCACCCTAGCAAGCGCGGAGGCTTGAAGTCCACTGACTCATCGAAAGTTTAGAAACATTGATTCTGAAAAGCAGAAACAAAGCACTCTCGTTCTTTGGCATCCTGGTAACGCTTGTAGTAGAATGAGAAGGCCACAACGGTGGCTCTAGACGAAAGGAATGCAGATGGCGACAAAGGCACGTGGCAGCGAAGCCGCGATGGAAGCGGTGGCTGCTGAAGAGACAGCGAAGGAGCCGAAGCCGAAGGCTCCGCCGCGTGAGGACGGACCGTTCGACACCCGCAACGGGTCGAAGGCGCTCGCCGTCAAGGGCCGGGTGTTCACGGCTGGTGGCGCGAAGGGAGATGCCATCGCCGACCTTCTGAGGAAGGGCGAAATGTCTCGGAAGGAGATCGCAGCAGTCGTTGGTTGCTCGCCCAGCCGTGTGGCTGAGGTGGCGAAGGTGCTCGGCATGGGCACCACTCGCGCCAAGGTTGCAGCGCCGTCGGAGAACGGCGAAGCCACTACCGAGTAGCCCAACTTCGAGCCGGAGCCTCGTTCCCTCGTCCGTTCGCCCGTTTGACAAAGGAGCCGGCTCCGGCTCGAGCTGTATCTAACGAGGGAGTCAGATGAAGGCATACGCGTGTCAAGACTACGCCGGCGGCTTCTCGGTGGCTATGAGGCGGGCCGGCTTCGAGATTACACACAAGGTCGAACAGCCAGACAAGTTCGGCCTGGACGCTTACCGCATGAACTTGGCGCTGTTCGGTGGACCCAAGACGTCCGCTGGCCACGCCGACGACTGGCCTCATGCGAGCGACATCAACGTTCTGTTCGGTAACCCGCCTTGCTCAGCGTTCAGCCTCTTGACGCAAGATCCGAAGTTCCGCGAAGGTGGATCGTCTGGCGCCGAGGCTCGTCAGAACCATTGCATGTGGGACTTGATCGACATGGGCGTGCGGTTGAACCCTGATGTGGTCATGTTCGAGTCCGTTCAGCGAGCAGGCCGCAGCGGTGAGGGTCGAAAGCTGATGCTCATGCTGAGGGATCGGCTTGAGCAGGGCACGGGGGTCGACTGGCACTTGACGCACGTGTTCTTGAACGCGCTCAGCGTCGGCGGTGCTCAGAATCGGCCGCGGTACTTCTTCGTGGCAACAAAGGCGGGACCGGTGGCTATGCCGCCCGCGAAAGGGTACGCCCGCCCGCTGAAGGACATCATCGGCGACCTGGTTGATCGCGTTGAGTCAAGCGGACCGTACTCCTGGTCGAACTCGCCTCGCATGCAGCGGTTAGCCGCACTCGCTGAGGTGTACTGGCCGCAGGGCCGAGCCGCCGATGAGGCATTGCCGGTGGCGAGAGAGATGGGCTTCGAAGGGCACATCGGCAGGTCTGACGCGATCCGCTGTCCGTTTACGGCTTGGCGGTGGAAATGGGATGCGCCGCCCGGTGTGGTAACCGGTGGCTTCATGGATGATCACGTCCACCCCATTCGTCCTCGAGGGTTCACACACGCTGAGGCTGCTCGTTTGATGGGCCTGCCCGATGAATACGACCTGAGTGGGATCGTTGCTGCGAAGACCCGGGGACGCTCGTATTACGGGAAGGCCACCTCCGTTGAGCCTGCCCACTGGGTGGCCCGAGGAATCATGGGCTTCCTCCGCAATGAGGACTGCGAGATCATCCCGCAAGAGGTCGTCGGCGGAACTCGAGAGTACATGATCGACGTGACCGAGGCATGGCGAGCGAACCGGCTCGGCGTCCAGGACTCGTTGTTCGAAGATGTCTAGCGTGCCCGATGATCTGAGTGGAGTGTTTCCCGTTGTCGAACTGGGTGGGACGATTGGTCGACGTGCATCTGATGCTTGTCGACAGGGAGCGCATGACTTGTGTCATGATGCTGAGTGTCAATGTCGGCATCATGGTCGAGTGTTAGGCGACTAGACCCGTCTAAAGCACGCCCCGGCACCCGTTTAAACATACCCGGGGGCACCCGTTTAACAGACCCCCGGGGGTGTTTCTGGTAGACGGGAGGGGCGTTTTCTGGTAGCGTCGTTTCCGAGTGTTCGACGGTGGCCCGATCACTTCCGCCGTCGAGCACTCGTGCTATACTTTGCTCTCGTGAGTATTGTACCGAAAGCTTGCATGATTTGCTCGCGGCCGTCGGTCGCTGGAAGCAACCGTTGTGCAAACCACGGCGGCAAGCGCGAATGGTATAACGCCGAATGGCAGAAGAAATCGCGGACGCTGCGCAAGAAGATTCCGCGCTGTCAACTCTGCGGTGGACCTGCCGAAGAGGTGCATCACATGCTGCCACGCTCTGCGCACTCAGCGCTCATCGTGCTGTGCAAGACGTGCCATCGCGCTCAGCACGCGTAGCGCTTCGCGGTCGCGCCCGCCGCGCCGCGGGCCGGGCACATTTTGCGACCGCATTTTGCGACTCGCGTTGCGCCGTCGCGCTCTGCCTGCGTAACGATTCGCTCCGTGACGACGGTCTGTTGCTGCGCAACGCCCAGGCTTGACCTCGCAACGCCCAGGCTGAGCCGGCCGGCCGAGAAATGATTTGCAAATGATTCCTCGACAGGTGTCTTCGTTGTAAAACGCCCTGTACAATGATCTTGACCGTGCAGGGAGCGCGGCAGGAAGGAAACGATGCAGATCAGAACGGAGGACGGCGTTATGGTTCAGCCTGGCGACACCGTCTTCAACTACTACGACATGAAGGTGTGCACGATTGGCACGCCGGACGATCAGGGCTGGTTCGACACGACTAACCAGGACGGCAGCCGAGGCGCTTACCTCAACGGAGAGCGCATCTGCTCGATGGGCTTCGCCGGCCGCAAGGGTTGGCTCTGATGGCGACCGCCGCAAGGTGCGAAATGTGCTTTGAACGCAAGCACAAGTCGATCGTCAAGACGTGGGTGCTGTCCAGCGAGACAGCCGGTACCGCCGAGGTCAAGGTGTGCCGCAAGTGCACGCCGGAGTTCCTCGCCGCTGTCGAGGATTCCGGCCAGACGGCTACCGAGAAGGAATGAGACGAGGCCGGCCTTCGGGCCGGCTTTTCTCAACGCCCTTCATTCTCGCAACGCTCAGAAATAGTCCAAATGACCTACACCGTCTGTAGCTTCGTTGTAAAACGCCTGCTAGAATGGTCGTAGATTGAGGGTTCCACTCGGGAGCCCCATCGAGAAAGGAAATGCCGAAATGCCGACCAAGGCAACGCAGAAGGTCGAGGCCGAAGAGGCCAAGACCGACCTGCCCACAACGTGGCAGGAGGTGACGCTGGCCGGGTACACGACCCACGTGTTCCGCGTGCAGCGTCCGGACGGTCCGACCAAGGACCAGAACGAGGGCCTCGGCAGGAAGTTCATCGCTTCCGGGCCGAAGGCCGAGGCCATCGCGAAGATGCTCGTGTTCGGGCAGCAGACCGGTGAGCCCTTCACGAGGGACGAGATCGTCGCCGCCACCGGTTGCTCAGCCAGCCGAGTGAGCGAGGTCGTCTGGGTTCTCGAGGCGAACTACCCTGGTTTCGACAAGACCAAGGCGATGAAGCGCAAGGCGAAGCCTGTGCTCGTTCCGGCCACCGTCGAGAACACCGCAACCCCCGCCGCCTAGGCAGGGCAACGAGAGAGGGTCGGCCTTCGGGCCGGCCCTTTCTTTGCACCGAGAAAGGAACGAACGTTGTTCAGTCAGATCGAGGCAGACGACATGGTGCCTCAACCGAGAAAGTCGTGGAGAACGAAGGCAGCCGTCGTCGGTGGCCTTATCGTGCTCGTTGGAGGCTGCCACGCAGCCCGTTCAACGTACCCCTCGGGGCCCGTCCAACAGACCCCCGGGGCGGTTTCCAGCAGACCGGAGGGGGGTCGTGCGCCGTGTCAACGGCAGACAGTTATCGTCAAGGTCGGCCAGAAAGTCGAGTGCGACTTGACCCCGCCGCAAATCCTGGTCGTGGTGTTCAAGGCAACGCAGGGCGGAGACGCCGAACTTGAGCGCCTGGACAACGAATGTCTCGACATGGGAGGCAAACCGTCCTGGGAACGAGGCAGGACGTTGTTCTGTCGAGACGTCGACTACTAGAGCGTTTGAGGCCGGCTTTCGAGCCGGCCTCTTTCGTCGTTCAGATAGGGCGCAACGCCCGTCCAACGTAGCCCCCAGGCAGCGTCCCGAAGACCCCCGGGGGCATTTCGCCGTACATGCGCGGCATGCGCTCACGCGCCCACGCGCACGCCGCCGCGCCGCGGGCACATTTCGCGTTCGTGCTTTGCGGCCTCGCGGTGCGCCCCACACGCTGCGCCCGCTCGCAACGCCCATTCCACAGCTTTTCCACAGGAAAGCTGGGAAAGGCATTCCCCAGCTTTTCCACAGAAAAAGTGGGAAAGGGCGAAAAAAAAAGGCGCCCCGAAGGGCGCCCTTTCGCATTTCGTTAGGGTTACCTAACGAAATAGGCGTTGAAGTTGTGGTCGAGGTTCGTTGACATGACCCAAACGACCTCGCTGACGCGCGACGCAGAGGCGCCTGTCAGTGCGACGATTCCTTTGCGAGTGACGCTGCCGCCACTGATCATCGCCATGACGAGGATTTTCGCGACGGCGTCGGCCTTGGGCCCACTTGCGACAAACTTGCGACCACGGCCGTCGTTTGCGACAGCTGTCGGCCCATCCTGTCGTTGGACCTTGTAGATGACCCTGCCAAACTCGGGCAGCGTCACATCGTTGTAGTTAGGGATCATTTCGTCAGCCTCCTAGGCTCTCGCTTGCTTGTACCCTCATTATACAGTGTCCTAGCAGAAAGTCCAGGCATTTCTGAAAAAAATCAGAAGTTTCTTCGTGTTACCCTAGGGCACATTAATGGGCTTTCCCACAAAAGCTGTGGGGAAGGATTGGTGTAGCTGTAGGTAACAGTAACAGCTGTTGTAAGGTAACCCTAATGCCGGGTGTTAAGGCAGCTTTACAGCAGCTGTTAGGGGACATTGATGTAGCTGTAGGTAACTTGAATGTTCGAAGTACAGCTAGCTGTACTCTCATTGTTAAGTCAACTTAACAACAGCTGTAAGAGCTCATTAACACAGCTTGTTAGGCTTGCCTTACACAGCTCATGAAGCCAGCTTACATCAGCTTGTTAAGGCAGCTTAACATACGTATGTAAGGTCAACCTAACGCACCATGATAAGCATGGTTAACAAACGGACTTAAGGCATGTTTCCATCGAATGTTAGGTTTGCTTAACAAAGTTTTTTAACGTAACCAGCTCATAACGACCCCACCGGCGTTGCGGACTGATATACCGCAATCGCTACCCCCGGGCTTCTGTATTCGGGACGTCTGCATTGATGATTCGCACGCCGAGCATTCTGGCCGCAGATTGAGCGCAGTTTGAACGCGTGCTAGACTAGATACGTGCCTGTTCAAGCGAGACTCATCTCGAATGAAGGCGTAACCGTAGGCGTTTGGGCCGTGCCCGAACTGGTACACGTACTCGAGATGGTGAAGCCGATTCGTTTGAATCTTGTCGACGAATATGATCCGAATGAACCGATTAAGATGCCATCAACGGTCCGCTTCAACCTCTCGCTCGTGTTCAAGGACGAGTTCTCCGACGATATCGTCGCCGTCTATCGTGAAGAACTTTTGTAGGCCGTTGACTAGCACCGCTTACAACGTCTGTGGTAGTATGGCGTAGGCCAAGGTGGCCATCGATAAACGGAGGTAACTAGACATGACGGAAGTTATCGTCGCCGATAGTGTGCGCGAGGATGCGCACATCGTCGGCCGAGTGGCACACGGAGGTGATTGGGCCATCGCCTTCCTGATCGCGCGCAACTGCGAGAAGCGGGAAGGACGAGCACCGACACCAGGTGAAATCGGCAAGGTCAGCCTACGTGACTTCGCCGCGCTGGCGAAGTTGAGTCAGCCGACCGTCGGCAGGTGGTTCGCACAATGGATGCGAGCAGCGGATGCTGGGATCGTTCCCGTCGCCGCTGACCTTGCTCCTGGCGAGGACTACGTGCCCGAAGGGTTCCACTCACACCGAGAGTGGCTCGACTCGCTGGAGGAACATGACTGGCGTTCCTTCCGCCCGAAAAAGGTCGAGGGCAAAGACCTGCGCACGCCAACGGATGCCGAGATGAGGCAGATGGCGAAGGCGTACAAGGAGACGGAGCCGAAGGCCCCTGCCAGTCCACTGTGGAACGACGGGAAGCCAGGCGGTGGTCCTCGGCCTGTCGAGAAGTCCGCAGAGCAACTCGAGCACGAGCATCGCATGGGGATGCTCATCGAGAACGGCAGAGCGGTGGATTCCATACCGCTGATGCTTCGCCGAGCGGCCACCAACCTGCAGGACGCCGAAGGGCGTTCCGTCGAAGGAGCCTTCAGCGACGATGAGCGCCAGGAAGCGCTGATCGTCTGCAATCAGCTCGTGGAGCAGATCATGCGAATCGTTCAGCGTCTTCAGACACCTGATGAGGTTGAGCGCGAGCCGGTGGCTCTCTCGGCGGTGCCTGAGTCCGCATGAACCTCAGGCGAGCATGCGATGGCCGTATCCACCGGTACGGCGAAGCGTATCTCTGCCCCGCACCATCCGTATACGTCTTGAAGGAGAACACGAACGTCAAGACGTCCTGCAAGCAGCATCTCGCGCAAGTGCTCGATGGTATGCGTGATCCTGCTTCGCCGGTCGTCGAGGTGTTCTTCTTCGCCGACGTGGAGGCGGCTGTTGAGGGTTTATGAGTACGTGACCCATCCCGTTTCGGGTGTGGTCCATCTCGTCGATCAGCGAGTAGTGGCTTCACGTCGCTACTCGCTGACGACGCCTTCCCTGCGTACCCTGTGCGGTCGTGAAGTGAAAGACGGCTGGGTGTGGGGCGATGAAACAATCAGCGGGATCGCAGCTACCTGCGGCTCGTGCATAAACAGGAGGACGTAATGAACGTCAGAGACTTGATCAACGCGCTCGATGAGTTCGGGGATCACCTACCGGTGGTCGTGGAAGTCGGAGATGATGAGTTCGACTTCGACGTCACCAGCGGTGAGGACAGCGAGGGAACGCTCGCCGTCGTCATCTCAGTGAACCTGCCGTGACGGTGGCTGAACTCGCTGAAGCGCTGCGCGACTACAACGGCAAGGTTCGCATCGCCGTTGAAGGCGTGCACGGTGATCAGACGGTGTACTACGACCTCGACGCGGTGGATACCATCCATCTCGGCGCCGAGGATTGCATCGCCTTGGTCATCGGAGCCATGCACCCGGAGTCGTTGAAGGAGGTGTACGACATCCCGCAGGAATAAATCACTGGACAGGGCAGGACGAGGTCTGGTAGCATGATGCTTGTCAGCGTCAGGCGGAGGCCAGCCCGTCCACGTTGATTCCCTGGCCCCTCAACGAGAAAGGCCCCGGCCACAACGGTCGGGGCCTTTCCGTACTCGGGTTCAGGACTTGGGCGGCTCAGCCGGCTTCGTCGCTGCGGGCTTGGTGTCCGACTGGAACGCCTTGCGTCGAACCTCTTCGGACGACACGACCTTGTCCGAGCCGCCGGCGTACGCGTCGGGCAGGGCCTCGGGCCCGTCCATCGAGCAGTAGTCGACCACGACGGTGTCGTCGTCCGTCGTCTTCACTGCATCCTTGATCCACTCCGTGTCGCGTTCACGATCACGAAGCGTCTTGGACTTTTGCCGTTCCTTCGTGTTTGCCAATGCACTATCCTTTCGTCACGTGACAACTCGATCCTAGCACCGGGATCGTCCCCTGGCCTACTCGGGCTGAAAGCGCTATCCTGCTCACATGATCGGGACCGCACTTCACGAGCGCTATCGCGGGCTGGATACCGCTAGCGATGCGCTCATCGAGCAATACTGTCGCGTCGAACGAGACGTCGACATGTGGCACGAGCAGATCAGTCAGGACGGGCTGATGTTCGCCATGGCCGGTGGCTCCGTGCAGTCGCACCCGCTGATCGTTGCTTGCCTTCAGGCAGAGCGTCTGCTGGCCGGCTTGACGCGTGAAATCCGGCGGATTGTGGCACTGCTCGAGGGCGATGACGAGGACGAGTTTGACGCCTTCTTGCACGAACTGAACCGTACGAACCGGCCGCACCGGAGCCGCCACCGTGCAGAGTGACGGACCGTTCTTCAGTTCGTTCATCGAAAAGTTCTGCCGCCACCCGCGAGGACCATTGGCGGGGCAGGCTATCAGCCTCATGGATGAGCAGAAGGACGTGCTTGACGGCATGTTCGCGCTCAACGACGAGGGCTACTGGAAGCATCGCGAAGCGCTCATCATGGTCCATCGTAAGTGGGCCAAGACGCTCACGGTGTCTGGCATCGGCCTGGGCGTGCTCACCACCCGTGAGATGGGTACGGAGGTGTACTTTACCGCCAATAGCCGCATGCAGGCTGGCATTCTGAAGAAGAACGTCGATGCCTTTGCCCTGGCCTCGAAGCCATTGCGTAAGCGGGTGTGGGTATTCAAGAACAAGATCGAAACGCCGAACCATTCGCACTTGATGGTGCTCGGTGCTGATGCTCACCAGGCGCACGGCTACAACCCGATGCTCAGCGTCTGTGACGAGTTCTGGGCCTTCCGCAATGCTGACCTTCCGGAAGCGCTAGCCTCTGGTGCTGCGGCCCGGCCCGAGTCCATGACGATCTACATCACGACGCCAGGGATCATCATGGACTCGCCGCTGGGCGCCCTCGTTGAACGGGCCGAGCGTGGTGATGACTCGCTCTACACGTACTGGCCCGGGAAGTCTGTCTCGCACGAGTTCGACCCCTTCGATCGTGAGGTGTGGAAGGAGTACAACATCGGCTACCGGTACGGGTGGATTCAGGACTCGTTCCTGCAGAGTCAGGCGCATGCTCTGAGCCGGGTCGAGTTCGCTCGTCTGCACCTCGGTGCCTGGCTGCAGCAGTCCGCCGGCTGGATGAACATGCACATGTGGGACTTGCTCGATGACGTCGATCCGCTGCAGCCGGCTACGCCGATGATCCTTTTCGTGGACGGTGCCTGGAAGCACGACTCGGTGGCCGTCGTTGGCATCACCATCGAAGAGGTACCGCAAATCTACACGCTCAAGGTGTGGGAGAAGCCGGTAGGCGACGATGCCTGGCGTGTTCCGTATGCCGAGATTGACCACCTTGTTCGTGAACTTGCTTCGCTTTACAAGGTGCGCGAGATCGGCGCTGACCCGTTCTTCCTGGGGCAGCTTCTGCAGACGTGGTTCGAAGACGGACTGCCGGTGGTCGAGGTACCGACGAACTCTGTGCCGCGAGCGGTGGATGCTTGCAAGCGGTTCATCGATGGCGTGATGGAACATCGCATCCGGCATGACCGCAACAAGACGATGAGACGGCATCTGGCGAACTGCGTACCCAAGTACGACCCCAAGGGCATCCGCGTAACGGCCAACCGGTCGAACCCTCACGGTAAGATCGACTCCGCCGTAGCAGCCATCTTCGGGTACGACATGGTGACGAAGATCAACGCGGAGCCGCAACTGTGGATGTACTAGCGACAGCCGTTGAGGGCATTGGACTGGTACTGGTCGTGATAGCCCTCGGTCTGGTTGACTATCGGTTAGGGATAGCGGCTGCCGGCGTGATTCTGTTGGGCATCGGTCTGCTGCTCGAGTACGGCTACCTGTTCCGAGACGAGGATGAGTATGGCGATCCTACGCAGCCTGGTACGTTCGATGCCGAGGGGAACCCGTGAACCTGTACCATCACCGGTAAGCCGTCCTGACTGGCAGAACCAAGGTTTCCTCATTCCGTCACCGCAGACGGGTTCAGGCGTCAGCGTGCAGTCGTATCCATCTGCTGACGATCTGGTCATGGCCATTCCCGCCGCCTGGCGATGCATGAACATGATCGGTGGCCTCATCTCGCAGATGCCGCTGACCGGCTTCTCGAAGGAACCCATCAACGAGCCACTGGTGGATCAGCCGCAGATCATCACGCGGCCGTGGCCCATCCTCACGTACTTCGACTGGATGTTCTGCTCGATCATCAGCATGGTCCTGCACGGTGACATGTTCGCCATCAAGGCGGACTACGATGAAGCGACGGGACGGCCACGCCAGCTCATTCCGATCCACCCAGGCGACGTTGAGGTTGACGTCTTCAAGGGCCTGCCGATCTACGATGTCCTGCCGCTGAACAAGACGTTCACGTACGAGACGATGTTCCACGTCCGCGGTTTCATGCTGCCAGGCTCGCTCACCGGCATCGGTGTGGTGGAAGCCCATCGCAAGAACATCAGGGACACGAAGGCGCTGCAGGACTTCGGCGCGAACGCCTACACGTCTGGTGCCGTGCCACCGGTGGTCATCACGGTCAACAAGTCAGAAATCACCGAGGCTGAGGTCGAGTACCTGCAGCAGCGGTGGATGATGCGGCATCACTCTGGCAACCGCATGCCGGCCGTCGTGCCGAAGATCGTGGAGGTGCAGCCGATCGGGCTCAGCATGGCAGACGCTGAGTACCTGGAGTCGCGGAAGTTCTCCGTGGCGGAAATCGCTTTCATGTTCAATCTGTCTCCCGAGGATTTGTCCACGTCAATGGGTGGTCCTGGTCTGACCTACGCCAACGTGGAGTCGAAGGTTCGTGAGCGGCTGCTCTACTGCCTTCAGCCGTGGATGAGCCGCGTCGAACAAGCCTGCACGGACCTGTTGCCGGGTTCGCAGTACACTCGATTCGACACGTCCACCGTACTCCGGTCGGACGCTCCCACTCGCATCAAGATGTACTCCGACGGGCTCGAGGCCGGCATCTACACGCTGAACGAGATTCGTCGGTGGGAAGGGATGCCACTGTACGAGTCCTGGGCCGACGAGCCATTCGGTACACCGCCAGCACCGGAGGGTGCGATGGAGCAGTTGTCGAACATTCCGCAGGAAGCCGAACTGCAGATGGCGCAGGATGGCACAGATGGTGCCCTGGGCTCGGCGCCGCAAGGAGATGACTTCGTGGTATGAAGCAGTCACTCTACATTCCGCCGCCGCGCGTCGTACTCGAGGCGCGCAAGGGATTGCAGATGGCTGCCAAACGCCCACAGCCGGCTGGTTTCATGGCTCAGGGTCGCGCGCTATCCACCCGTCAGTCGCAGACCGAGAAGGCACTGCTAGCGATGCTGAAGTATTTCGCCGGTCATGAGGTGGACCGCAGGATGGACGGGTGGATGCCAGGCGAGGCAGGCTATCCTTCGAACGGCCGCGTCCGGTGGGCGTTGCTGGGCGGTGATCCCTGCCGGACGTGGGCCAACAGCGTGTTACGTAAGCAAGTCGTACCATCACTACTTTCGTTGCAGAAGCCACGAGAGGGGCCACCGCAGCGTCGGGAGGACATCATGGAAGATGGGTTTATCCGCCGCGAAGTTGCACTCGAGTCGATCGAGTTGTCGGGAGCACAGGGGCGAACGCTCATCGCCCGGATGCTGCAGTGGGACGCGATCAACCATGTCACGGACAACGGCCGTGACTGGTATGACGAGGTCTGGCGCCGTGGGTCGTTCGCCGACACCATCAAGCGGGCTGAGTCGCTGAAGCGTGGCTGGCCCCTGACGGTGCTTCACAACGAGAGGACGATGCCGGTTGGCGTGACCACCTCGGTGCATGAGCGCGAGGACGGTCCGTACTTCACCGGCAAGATCAGCCGGACCAACGCCGGCGATGAGGTGCTGGAACTGATCCGTGATGGCGCCCTTCCCGGCGTCAGCGTGGGTTGCAAGCCGATCCGATCCACCCGGACGGCGAAGGGAACGATCGAGCGCAATGAAGTCGCGATGCGCGAGATTGCCCTGACGCCGTGGCCGGCTCTGGTGGGTGCCGACATCATGACCTTACGTTCTGAGGTCATCGATGAGGCGGCATCGTTTGCGGCTCGAGCAGAACTCGAGGCGTACCTGCAGACCCTACAAGCGCCTGGACCCTAGCGTTCCGGTCTGGTAGAGTCGCTTTCGACGAGGTTCCGACCTTGATGGCGTAGCGTCCGCCGCTGCGAGCACTTGTCCGAAGTCGAAGAAAGGGAGACGCTATGGGCGTCCTGGACGTGCTCCGCACGCAGTGGCAGGAGCGAGTCGATCAACTGACCACCATGCAGCAGACGGCTGCATCCGAGAACCGTGATCTGAACGACGGCGAGAAGCAGAACGCCGACGTCATCCGTTCGGAAGTCGAAGCCCTCGCCAGCCGCATCGAGTCGCAAGCCGGCCTCGAGCGCGGCATCGCTGCCACCCAGGCGGCACTGGCCACCATCCCCGCTGGCGGTCCTGCCGACCAGCCTCGTCCCGGCAACCACCTCGTCCGCACCACGGGCAGGGCGGAGAACGCTGATGAGATCGTGCGTTCGACCTGGCCCACGCCGGGCGACTACATGCACGACATCATCCAGGGTCACCAGGGCGACACGAACGCTCGTGAGCGCATCCAGCGAGCCCTGCAGAACGAGGTGATCGGCGACGTGCCTGGCCTCGTGCCAGAGCCCATCGTCGGCGCCCTCATCAACATCATCGATGCCAGCCGGCCCGTCGTTGCCAGCCTGCGCTCGTACCCCATGCCGCAGTACGGTTCGTCCTTCACGCGGCCGAAGGTCACCCAGCACACCCAGGTCGGTCCTCAGTCAGCGCAAAAGACGGAACTGCCCTCGCGCAAGTTCCTCGTCAACCCGCTGAACGTGACGAAGCAGACGCTGGGCGGCGCCATCGACGTGGCCTTCCAGGTCATCGACTGGACCAACCCGTCGGCGCTCAACGCCATCACCGACGACCTGGCCGACCAGTACGCCCTGCAGACGGAAGCACTCGCCTGTGCCGTGATCGAAGCAGCCGGCGACGTGACGACCGACATCACGTCCAGTCAGGAGACGTTCATCGCTGATCTGTACGAGGCTGCCGCTGCGGTCTACGCCGGCTGCGGTCGTTTGCCAGACACCGTGTACGCCTCGGTGGACGTGTGGGCTCTGCTCGGCGGCATGGTCGACACCACGGGTCGTCCGCTGTTCGGCAACCTGTCGCCCAGCAACTCGCCAGGTACCTACAGCGGCATCACGGCCTTCGGCGGTGCTCCGCTGAACGCGAAGTTGGTGGTCAGCCCGCAGTTCACGACGCAGACCCTCATCGTTGCGGCCTCGCAGTTCGCCGAGGTGTACGAGGATCGTCGTGGTGCTCTCCGCGTTGTCGAGCCGAAGTTGCTCGGCTGGGAGATCGCGTACTACGGCTACTTCGCCTCCATCGCCACCATCCCGGAAGCGTTCGTCAACGTCGCTCCGCCGCCCATCATCCCGTAGCATGGCGTGCCAGGGCAGGGCTGCAGCCTCTCATGCGGCCCTGTCCCGGCACCCGAAGGAGCGTTGATGAGCATCATTCTGGCCGGCGCCTGGGCGTATGACAACCTGGGCGTCATCTCCGATCCCGGTCCTGGCTTCTTCCGCATGGACCATCCGCTGATCCCGACGTCGATGGCTATCTCAGCGATCGACAAGAACGACCAGGACACCTGGGCGATGCTGCTCCTGCTTCTGCCGCAGGATCGCATCGTACTTCGGCCTGGTTCCGACATCACGGAATGGCTCGAGCTGCAGGTTGTAGGTTCGATGCTCGGCCTGGACAATACGTGGATGCAGGTGTCGGTCGTGCCGACGGCCAGCGACTGGGTGGCTCCCATCCCGTACACGGTCGTGCCTATCGACTTCTTCCATCAGGATGAGGACGCGGTACCACCGCTGAACTGGCCGACGATCACGGACCTGGAAGCGTTCGTCCGCGTCTCGGCTGCTGATGATCCCGTGATGCAGTGGTCGCTGGACTCAGCCATCAACTACGCCAAGATCGTCCTCGGCGTGACTGATCTGCCGCAGCCGTCCGAGAGCGTGTTCTTCGCTTGCGTGGAATATGCCGGCAGCCTCTACACGCAGCGGACCGGGCAGGCTGACTACTACACCTCGCCGAACGAGGGATCGACGCCGATGCAGCGGTATCGCAAGATTCTGCTGGTGAACCGTCCGGTGGCTATCGCGTGACGATTGCTCCCACGCTCGCAGATCAGAGAGCAGCACTCGTTACTGCGCTCGAAGGGCTCACGCTTGAGTTCCCGTACAAGGTGTACCCGATGCCGGTTGACGATCCGGTACCGGCTTGTATCGTTGTGGAGAATCCTTCCCTGCTCCCGATGATTGGTGCGGCAGCGCATGTGTGGAATGCCAACTGGACGGTACGGTTGCTCGGTCAGCGCGTGGCTCCCGAGGCCATGTCGAACATCTTTGACGAGTGGGTCATGGCTGTGCTGGCAGCGCTAAGAACGGCAAGATTCACGGTGGACTCGGCAGAGTTCCGGACGTATACTCAGTCGGGGTACGGTCTGCCGACCTACTTCGTATCCGTGACGGCACAAGTAGCCGTCTGCTGAAAGGATCAACATGCCCAATCCCGTCGTCATCACGGTCACGGATGCAACCGTCAAGTTCGGTGCTGACGCAATCTCCGCGGTCGACTACAAGTGCCAGGTCACGGAGGCGTCCATCAACGCCAACCCGAACCTGCAGACCGTTCCTGCCACTTTCTGCTCGCCAGAGTCGCAGGCGCCGGCTTCCACCGGCTACGAACTCGCGCTCACCTGGCTGCAGGACTGGACGGCGCCCGGAGGCGGACTGTCCAAGTGGGCGTTCGACAACGACACCCTCGAGATGTACTTCGAACTGTACCTGAACGATCCCACCGGTCTGATCGCCACCGACGTGCCTGTTGCCTCAGGCCAACTCCGTGTGACGGCCGGCGCCTACGGTGGCGCAGCCGGTACACCGCTCACCGCAACGGCCACCTGGCCCATCATCGGCAAGCCGACCATCGGCGTGGAGCCTGGTACCGGCATGATGGCCGCTGAGGCGCCCGAGGCCGAGACGGCTTCCGGCAGGAAGCAGAAGGTCGAAGCAGTCGCGTAGTCCGTGCGGGCTGGCCGGAAGTCTCATGAGGGGGCGTGGTCGGGATTGGTGCACGTCCCCTCATGAGTTTCCAAGGGAGAACGAAAGAGGCCGGGGGTACTAGTACCCGAGGGGCCAGTCGCTAGGGCCGAGGGAAAGTCCCCCGGGTTCTTGGTGCTACGAGGGAGCAGTCTTGGCTGGTCAGGTTTCGCCGGAGAAGTTAACCGCGCAGATGAGGGCTGCTGCGCGTGAGTTGGCCAAGGCGAACCGTCAGGCGCTCGAGTCCTGCAGGCCGGTGGTCACACCGATCATGCGCTCTCAGGCGTCTGCCGCTGCTGGTCCTGATCGTCGGCTGAGTCGCGCCCCGAAGCGTGGCATCCTCTCGTCAGACTGGATCGTGCGTGGCGCGATGGGTCAAGCCACCGCGCGGCTGAAGGCTACTGGTCCGTGGGGTATTCGTGATAACTCGTACGTAGGCGGCAACACCGCCGCGCACGAGATTCACGCGAAGAACGCACCACGGCTGATCTTCAAGACGCGGGATGGCCGGCTTGTGAACCCGAAGATGGTGCATCATCCGGGTTCCGCTCGTGCACCGTTCTGGCAGCGAGGCGTTGACCAGTTCAAGCCGCTTGTACTCAAGATCGTCGGGAATGATAACGTTGACGCCGTAGCCAGTGCTTTCGGCTCCCCGTTCAAATCACGAAAGGTTGGATGATGCCCTGGAGGATCGTTGACGAACAAGGCACCGAGTGGAAGCGTGAAGAAGATGTCACGACCGCGGAAGTCGTCACGGTGTGTCAAATCATCCAACGTGATTCGTGGGAGGCTGGTGAACCGACCCGTGGGCCGGCGGTACTGAGCGCCTGGATCGTGATGCTGATGGCGCAGCGGACCGGTGGCTCCATCATGGACTGCACCGAGATCGTGTTCAAGATGCCATTCGGCGACGTGCTCGCCATGCTGAAGGTTGAGTAATGGCGCTCGTATCGGAACGCCTCGAGTTCCTGATCACGGCCAACGCTTCTCAGGCCGTCAGCGAGTTCAACAAGGTCGCGAAGGCTTCTGACAAGAGCCTCGATGGTGTCGAGAAGCGGTGGGGCAACGCCGATGCCATGCTGTCCTTCGGTGCCAAGGCTGTAGCCGTTGCCGGTGTTGCTGCTGTCGGCTTGAAGAAGATGGCCGATGCCGCATCGAACTTGAACGAGACGATCAACTTCTCACAGCAGATCTTCGGTGATGCTTCCGACGCCGTGATGGAGTGGTCGGAGACAACCGACAAGGCGATGGGCTTGTCCCAGCGTGCTGCTCTCGATGCTGCTGCCAGCCTGGGCATCTTCGGTAAGCGCATTGATCTGAGCGGTCAGGACTTGGCCGACTTCTCCACCGGCTTGACGCAGCTCGCCGGTGACATGGCCTCGGTGAAGAACACCCGCGTTGAGGATGCTGTCACTGCCATCGCGGCTGCTATGCGAAATGAGTACGAGCCGATCCGGAAGTACGGCGTCGTCCTCAATGATGTGGTGCTGAAGGCACGCGCCTTGGCGCTAGGCATCTACGACGGTACCGGCCAGTT